TGCCGGAAAGACACAGGCTTGTCGCCCCAGTCAGACCCGAGGGCCTTGTTCAGCTTGACCCAGCCACTACGGCATGGGTGAGCGGAGCGGATATCGGCAAGGGTGGTTGTCAGGGTCATTGCGCACCCTCCTCAAGCCAGCGTGCAAAGATTTGGCACTGTTCATCCCACGCAGCATCCCGCGCAGCATCCCACGCAGCAGCCCACGCAGCAGCCCGCGCAGCAGCCCCCGCAGCAGCCCACGCAGCAGCCCGCGCAGCAGCCCCCGCAGCAGCATCCCCCGCAGCAGCCAATTCTTCGCAAGTCGCAGACCCCGCCACGAACCGGCGCGCCGTCTCGATAGCTAGACGCGGGCGGTCCTCTCCGGCGGGGACGTATTTCAGCGCGGTCTCTGCGAAGCCGCAGGCCAGCAGGCGGATTGGGCCATCCATCTCTGGCGGCAGAACCCGCAGACACCATAGGGCATCGTCAAGGCCATTGCTGTCCAGGATCTGACGGAACGACACAGGCTTGTCGCCCCAGTCAGGCCCGAGGGCCTTGTTCAGCTTGACCCAGCCGCTACGGCATGGGTGAGCGGCGCGGATCGCGGAGAGTGTGGTTGTTATGGTCATTGCGCACCATCCTTTGGCTTTGTCGTCCACCGTGTAATCTCCGCCACCATCCGCGCAACATCTGCCTTCGCCTCATCCATCGTGCGGAAGGACTTGTTGCGCTCACCGGTTGCCAGGATGAACCGGTAGCCGTCGCTATACTCGCGGATGCGCCCGATGTGCTGGCCGTCGATAAACACCGACGTGTTCTTGCCGTTGCCGAATTTTGCGTAGGTCAGGGTCATTGTGCACCGCCGATCTTGGCCCGTTCCGCCGCTATGCTGCGGTCGAACAGGGCGAGAATATCCGCGTGGGTGGTGGTGGGGGCATCGTTATAACTGGCGGTGCAATTCCAGTCATCAGGGAGGGCATCGATCAGGGCGTTACGGGAACCAGCGCTGATGCGCTCTGTGTCAGGCCCCGCCCACAAGAGCGCCCCTACCGCGCAACAAGGCTGGCCGTTCTTCGCTCCAGCGGAGCCAGTTTTAGAAAATGCACCCTTGTACCACATCGCCGGATCACTGATGTGGTCACGGGCCCTGATCAGGTCATCGAGGACACTCACAGCGCACTCTCCGCAATCAGGCGCACCGTGTTGCCCCGGCATTCCGCGCGGTACCCGGCGGGCAGTCGGCGACTGACGACATGGCCGGATGCGTCGACAATCTCGAAATAGTCGATCTCAACAAAGGCCATTGGCGCTTCGCCTTTGGGGCTGTTCCTGAGATATTGCGTCGTGGCTTCCATGGCCTGACCTCCGTTGGCTGGTTTCTCAGACTATCCCATGCCATTCGTCACCCGTCAATTGGTTTTTAGTGCCGGATGACAATTATTTTGATTGACCGGCGGCAGGTGAGCGAATAATGTTCGACGCATGACATATGACAAACTTAAACCCGCAGTAATCGCCTATGCTGAGCAGGCAGGTTTGGCGCCTAGCACAGTCATGGCACGAGCAACTGGAAACGCCCGACTATTCCGGCGGTGGGACAACCACATCGCCAGGATGGAGAAGGCCACCAGGGAAATCATTGAATACATGGAAAATAATCCAGTCGGTGACAAGAAATGATCACGCGGGACCAGAAATTCCGAGACTGTTTGCATCGCGGACTGACCACGCGGGAAACTGCTGCGGAGACGGGCTATTCCTACGCCACAGTCACGCAGTGGGCCTGCACCGAGCGGAAATACGGGCGCAAGGTAAAATTCGCCCGCACCCCGAGATCAGCAGAGCACTGCGCAAAGATCCGCGAAAGCAACCTGCTCCGGTGGGCGGCTATGACGGACGAGGCCCGCGCCGCGTTCATGAAGCGCCGGATGGATATGCGATTTCCGCACCTGGCGGAGATGACGCCAGCGCAGCGGGAAGAATACCGGATGCTGTCCAGGCGGAAGAGGTTGACACGCCCCGAGGCTCTGTCTGCGATGGGGCTGGCATGAGTATATCAGAATATCGGCAGTTCATTGCGCGCAAAACCAGACCGGATGGATCTGTCGGATTTGAGCCGAAGCAAATCAATCCCATGGCAAAGACCCACCAGCACGTCGCTTTGGAATTTGCATTGCGGCGCGGAAAATCGGCGGCGTTTCTCGATACCGGCCTAGGAAAATCATTCATTGAGTTGGAATTCGCGCGGCAATGTGCGGATGAGACCGGGAAGCCGTCTCTGATCCTGACGCCGCTGGCTGTTGCTGGGCAGATGATCCGAGAGGGCCATAAATTCGGCATCGACGCACGCCAGATCCGTGAGCCGGAAGAGGTCGGCAACGGCGTCATGGTGGCAAATTATGAGCGGCTGCCGAAATTGGACCCTTCTAAATTCGGCGCCATCGTTCTGGACGAAAGTAGCATTCTGAAATCGTTTGCGGGCCGCACCAGAAACATGCTGATGGACGCATTCAGGGACTGCCCGTTCAAACTGGCCGCGACGGCAACACCATCTCCAAATGACCATATGGAGCTTGGCAATCATGCCGAATTCCTTGGCGTCATGCGCCAACAGGAAATGCTATCCAAGTGGTTCATCAACGACACATCCACCGCGTCTCAGGACTGGAGACTGAAGGGCCATGCCGTCGATGATTTCTGGTCCTGGGTGGCATCATGGAGCCGGTGCGCGACCATGCCAAGCGACCTTGGCGGGAATGATGCCGGATATGTCCTGCCCGACATTGACCGGCGGATGCATGAGGTTGCGGCGGATCGTCAGGACGATACTGGCGGGTTACTTTTCCGCATACCGGAGCTCAGCGCCACCAGTTTTCACAACGAAAAAAAGCTGACACTCAAGGCGCGATGCGAGATGGCAGTGAAACTTGCCACCCATGACAGGCCGGTGACTGTCTGGTGTGAGACGAACGAGGAAAGCGCATTCTTGGTGAAGGCAATTCCAGACGCGCGCGAGGTTCGCGGCGACATGGCCGCCGAAGAAAAGGAGCGTCGTCTTCTGGGGTTTGTTGATGGCGATTTTCGCGTGATCGTCACCAAGCCTAAATTGGCAGGATTTGGCGTGAATTGGCAGCACTGCGCCCACGCGGTTTTCGCGTCGATCAGCTTTTCCTATGAACAGCACTACCAGGCGGTGCGCCGGTCGCATCGGTTTGGTCAGATGGAGCGCGTCAGGAATGATGTTGTCATCGCAGATACTGAGACTGCGATCTGGCGCGCGATCCATGGAAAATCTGAAAAGCATGAGGACATGAAACGCCAAATGGCGAAGGCCATGCGCCGTGCGCAGCATGGATCAGAGGCCCGGGTAAAATATGACCGCCCGCTTAATCTGGCCTTCCCGGAATGGCTCAAATCAGAGGTGGCGAAATGAAACAACCGGAATATCAGGGTAGCGGATGGGCGCTGCACAACAGCGATTGCATCGAGGGCATGTATGCTATGCCAGAAAGCAGCGTCGATTGCGCTATTTTCAGCCCGCCTTTTGGGGATTTGTTCGTTTACAGCGACAGCGAGCGTGACCTTGGCAATGCCGGGACCGGCCAAGCATTCATCAATCAGTACAAATTCTTTGCCGAGGCGCTAACCCGCGTGATGAAGCCTGGCCGCATCGCATGTGTCCATTGCACGGATCTGCCGATGCGCAAGGGGCGTGACGGGGCAATCGGACTGCAAGATTTTTCCGGCGATCTGATCAAGGCCCATACAGATGCTGGCATGATCTACCACGGGCGCACGACAATATGGAAAGATCCGGTCGTGGAGATGCAGCGCACGAAGGCGCTTGGCCTACTCTATAAGCAGATCCGCAAGGACAGCGCCATGAACCGCGTCGGGATGCCTGACTACATGCTTTTTTTCCGCAAGGACGGCGACAACCCGGATCGGATTGAGCATGTCGCGCCGGGGTCTGCTGATGCCGTGAAAATCGCGCGAAAATGGCTCGACCACATGCGCCGCGAGGGACTTTGCAGATCCGCTCCCGATGACGCGGTTCTCAAGGAGATTTTGCTCCACGTCGAATTCGACGTTTACGAGTGGCAAAAGTTGGCGAGCCCCGTATGGATGAACATCAATCAAGGCAACGTCCTGAACGGCTACCGCAAGGCGCGTGGAGAGGCTGACGAGCGCCATGTCTGCCCACTGCAACTGGACACCATCGAGAATTGTCTCCGCCTCTACAGCAAGCCCGGCGACGTGGTGATGGACCCTTTCAACGGCATTGGGTCCACCGGATACCAAGCGCTGAAAATGATGCGCCGCTATATCGGGTTTGAGCTAAAGCCGGAATATGCGGCACAGGCAAATCTCAATCTGCACGATGCCGAGAAGTCGGCTGGCGATCTGTTCGCAGCAGCATGACACCAGTCTCACGCCAGATCGCGAAAATCCGCACCATCGGATGCATAGACGAACTCGATGCCTACGAGGCCGCCGCAAAGGCGCGCGGGATTGAGGCGGACGAGATGGCCGCACTGAACCTGCGGCGCCGGGAACTGACGGGGAGTCGTCGCTGATGGGGTTCAGAAACCAATTCAAAAACCGACGCGACGCGAACGAACCGGACATTGTGGCCGCGTTCCTGGCGCAGGGGTGCACCGTAGAACGGATGGATGCCCCTGTAGACCTCGCAGTGGGCCACAGAGGCCGAACCTATTTTGTCGAGGTAAAGACAGCCAAGGGAGGGCTGACCGGGCCACAGGAGGCGTTTTTCGCCCGCTGGGGAGGCCATGCCGAGGTGGTGCGCACCGTCGAGGACGTTGCCGATTGCCTGCGGAGGTGGGCGGAATGACTGACGCCGACCTCGTAACCTGTGCCATCATCCCGCCAAACCTGTGGGAGTGCGACTGGTTCGCAGATGAGCGCTTCACCGAGCGCGAGGCGTATCTGTGGATCTGCGACCGTGCCAGTCGGAGCGAGGTTGTCGAGGTTGATGGCGACGGCGGGCCGGTAGAGGTGCCGTCACCCATGGGGCAGGTGGTCGCGTCGATCACGGATCTGTCCGACGAGTTTCGCTGGCCGATCGACGAGG